GCTTTTTATTCTGCTGCTGCTGACAGATGGGCACAAAAATCGATTGGCACCATCACTACGGCATTGGGCAACCTCAAAGAAGAACAAGCATGAGCGACATCACACTACCCAGAGTTGAAGTGGAGCGGGCGTTGGAGGCACTGCTATCTGTGAAAAATCACGGGTGGAACGAGGACACGCACATGGGTCGTGCGTTAATCGCCACCCTGCGCGATAGGCTGGCGCAGCCAGAGCAGGAGCCGGTGGCATACACCACAGGCCATTGCGAAAAGCATAAGCAGAAAGGCGGCTGTCAACTGCACAACCTGCAATGTGGTTGGCCTGATTGCGACCGCAAGCCGATTACCGCCCCACCCCAGCCAGAGCAGGAGCCGGTGAATAAATACTGCTGCCACTCTTGCTTCAACAAGTCGGGACAAGTTTTCCTTGACCGAATGATTCTCTGCCCTGAGTGCGGCAACAAGCGGTGCCCCAAGGCAAGTCATCACGATCTGCCATGCACCACCAGCAACGAGCCGGGGCAACCGGGGAGCGTGTACACCGCCCCGCAGCCAGAGCAGGAGCCTGTGGCGTGGTTAGATGGCCCACATCTGGTGGTTCGTTTGGATATGCGTAACCGCTTGAACTACCAAGGGCCGTGGGTTGATTTGGGAAGGGCAATTCCAGACAAATGGACTCCATTCCTCTTCGCCGCCCCACCACAGCGCGAATGGCAACGGCTGACGGATAAAGAACGAGAAGAAGCAACCGGCTGGTCTGTTGAACATATTGAAGCCAAGCTAAAGGAGAAGAACACATGAAAGATGACATCATCCGCATGGCGCGGGAGGCCGGGCTTTGCGATGAAGAAGGCAGAGATGACAGTTCAGTGATTATTGAAAATCATCTTAAACGCTTTGCCGCCCTTCTCCTTGCTGACGAGCGTGAGGCGGCTGCAAAGATGGTAGACCACATTTTGAAACCGGGTGGCGGCACATGGGGCGATGCTATCCGAGCAAGGGGGCAAGGATGAAAACCGGCTGGCCCCCGGCCCTGCTGCAAGACGATGATAGAAAGCTGTCACGCTGGTTTGCAAACAGACCGGATGCCCGTTACCAACTAGGGATGAACATGAAAGACGATGACGACACCCTGTGCTACCGCTCAGAGCTTGAGGCCGAGTTTGCAGAGCGCTTGCGCACCGACATTCACACCTGCCATGCCCAGTGCCAGCGGGTTTTATGCGTGGCTGTCCGGAATGCTATCAAAGACGAGCGTGAGGCGTGTGCCCAGATAGCCGAGGAATGGCTTGGGCCAGCGCGTGATATGGAGCTACATATTGCCGCCGCCATCCGAGCAAGGGGGAGCGATGCTGCGTGACTACCAACAGCGCACCATCGACCAGCTCTATGCCTGGTTCGAGGCTGGCCACCAGGGCAACCCTTGCCTGGTGCTGCCGACCGGCTCAGGCAAGAGCCACATCGTGGCCGCGCTGTGCAAGGACGCCCTGCAGAACTGGCCAGAGACGCAGATTCTGATGCTCACGCATGTCAAGGAGCTGATCGAGCAGAACGCTGAGAAGATGCGCCAGCACTGGCCAGGCGCTCCGATGGGCATCTACAGCGCCAGCATCGGCAAGAAGCAGCTCGGCGAGCCGATCACCTTTGCAGGCATCCAGTCGGTGCGCAGCAAGGCCAAGGAGCTGGGACACATCGACCTGGTGATCATCGACGAGTGCCATCTGGTCAACCACAAGGACGAGGGTGGATACCGAAAGCTGCTGGGCGAGCTGAAGGCTATCAACCCGAGCCTGCGGGTGGTGGGCCTGACGGCCACGCCTTACCGCTTGGGGCATGGCCTGATCACCGACAAGCCTGCGCTATTTGACGCCCTGATCGAGCCTGTGACCATCGAGGAGCTGATCTTCAAGGGTTACCTGGCCACGCTGCGCAGCAAGGTCACAAAGGCCAAGCTGGACACCACTGGCGTGCATAAGCGAGGCGGTGAGTTCATCGAAGCCGAGCTGCAGGCCGCAGTCGATACCGACGACAACAATCAGCGGGGGGTGCGTGAGGTAATCGAGTTGGCAGGAGAGCGCAAAGCCTGGCTGGTGTTCTGCACAGGCGTCAAACACGCTCATCATGTAGCCGAAGTCCTACAACAGCACGGCATTGCCGCTGACTGCGTGACGGGTGAAACGCCGAAGAAGGAACGCGAGCGAATGCTGACCGATTTCAAGGCTGGCCGCCTGCGTGCGCTGACAAACGCGAACGTGCTGACCACCGGCTTTGACTATCCTGACATTGACCTGATCGCCATGCTGCGCCCGACCATGAGCGCCAGCCTGTATGTCCAGATGGCAGGCCGAGGGATGCGGGTTAAGAGCCACACCGACCACTGCCTGGTGCTGGACTTCGCTGGCGTGGTGGCCACGCACGGGCCGATCACAGCCGTGCAGCCTCCAAAGAAGGCAGGCGACGGCAACGGTGAAGCGCCAGTGAAGGTCTGCGACAACTGCGGTGAGCTGTGCGCCATCTCGGTGGCCAACTGCCCTGCTTGTGGCCACGCCTTCCCAGAGCCTGAGCGCAAGAAGTTGGAGCTGCGCGACGACGACATCATGGGCCTGGAAGGCAAAGACCTTGAGGTGACGAGCTGGAACTGGCGCAGGCACATCAGCAAGGCCAGTGGCAAGGAGATGCTGTCCTGCACCTACTATGGCAGCCTGTCCGACAGGCCGATCACCGAGTACCTGCCTGTGCTGCACGATGGGTATGCAGGCGACAAGGCCATGCGCCAACTGATGACGATGGCAACATCGTCCGGTGCGAATCTGGCCCAGGCCACGCACATGGAAGGCAGCGAAGGGCTGGAGTACCTGGCCGTGCAGATGAGCAACAGCCAGCCGCCGATCAGCATCGAGTACAAGATGGACGGGAAGTTTCACCGTGTTTTGAAGAGGAGTTGGGCATGACCACCAGACCGCAAGAGCCACAGTTCCTGCTTGACTACCGCCAGTGGGTGCAGTCAGGGCCGCCGAAGTGCTGTTTTACTTGCGAGCATTTCAACCAGTCTGGCCATTGCTTGGTGTTCGACATGACGCCGCCCGAGGACTTCGCCGCCACGGTGGATGGCTGCGACAAGTGGGAGTTTGAATGTCCGTTCTAGAACGCATCCCAAGCGAAGATCATGAGCAGATGATGCTGGTGCAGTGGTTCAGGCGAACCTATCCGGAGGTGAGAATTTTCTCTGTACCCAATGGTGGCCATCGGCATCCTGCTGTGGCTGCGAAGATGAAGGCCACTGGTGTCGTCAAAGGCGTGCCGGACCTGTTCATCCCTGCTTGGGGGCTTTGGGTGGAGATGAAGCGCACCAAAGGCGGCAGCCTCAGCCCAGAGCAAAAAGACTGGATCGCATATCTGGAAAGTGTGGGATTCTGTTGTATAGTGGGAAAAGGTGCTGACGATGCCAAGAGGCAGATCAGTGCCTTTTTCAACCAACGCAAGGAAACACTATGAGCACTCGCATTTACGTGGTCACCGACACGGAGACCAACCGCCACCGCCTGATTCGCGCAGCCAACCAGGCCCAGGCCATTAAGTACGCCGCCCAGACCAGGTTTGACATCGAGGTCGCTGGCCAGGACGATTTGGTGAGCCTGCTGACGCACGGCATCCCTGTGGAGCTGGCCACCGGCCAGGCCACGGCAGACATGTTCGAGGAGGCCGCCATCACCAATGCTGGTGGGACTGACTGATGGCCACCGAGAAGACCAAGGACCGCTACATGACGATCCGCATTCCTGCCGATGTCGAGCTGGCTCTGCGCCGCCAGGCCGAGCAAGACACCAGGACGCTGGCCGCCCAGGTATTGCACTACATCAAGCAGGGGCTGCAGAGTGAGTCGCAAGCAAAGTAAGCGCCGCCAGGTGTCTCGTCCAAAGACCTACACGGTCTTTGACGAGCTGCTGGCAAGCCCCACAGAGCCGATGCCGCAGGCATACCGCACGCATCAGCTCACCAAGATGTATGAAGGTCTGCACAGCCTGGAGACGGCAGACCAGCCAAGCACAGACGACTGGAGGGTGGTCAGCAATGCAGTCAATATGC